TTTATCATTAAAAAGATTGTTTGTTTTATTTATAAAAATATTTTGTTGTTGGTTATAGATTTCACGGTTTTTCTCCGATTCCTCGTTATGTGTGTTGAAGTATTCAATTGCTTCTTGTTGCTCTTTTGTAAGCTTCGATCCGCTCTTGATATCTTCGTAGTATTTGGATTTTACACTTTCCAAGTGTAGCTTTGCTTGAGCAACTTGCTCTTTCATAGCTAATTTTTTTCTTTTTATATCTCTTTCCTCGTCTATTTCCTCGTCATATGAGAATGTATCATCCATAACGAATTCAACTTCCTCTTCTGATAAGTGAGGTTTGGTAGATTTATAATATTCTTTTAGTAAGGTATGATTATCTAATTCAGAATAATCTTGATTTAAAGTAACATAGTCAGTTAAATCACCACCTGTTTCCTCCATGAAAAACATTAATTTTTGAATGTCTTCCGGTAGTTCTTTTCCAGTTTCCATGGATTCAGTTAAAGCTTGTTCTACAACCTCTGCAACTTCTTCAACCTCTTCTTTAACCTCGTCAGTTACTTCTTCGATAACTGGAATTTCCACTTCTTCTACTTGCTCAACTGGTTTCTCAACAACCTCTTCAACCACGGGAGTTTCTTCAGCTTTTGGGGTCTCCTCAGTTTTAGTAACTTCTACCGGTTTATCCAAATCAACCTTAGTTATAGATTCTTCCTCAACTATAGGTTTCATTGTCATTTTTTCCTTAACTTTAGTAACGTTTCCTTTTGTTTCGTTACTATCTGGTTGTTTTTTTACTTTTTCTTTTACTTTTAACGAACCAGTTTCGTTATCCACGACTGGCTCTTCTTTTTTCTTTTTTGCCATAATATAATATAATAATAGTTAATAAATTTATCTAGGACCAAAACCTGACATATCAATACCCCCCAGTACATCGTTACCTGAGGATTCAAAGTCTTTGGCTCCTGCACTTCCTTTTCTTTGTTCAATCATTTCTGATTGTTGTGTAGCTTGAATCTTTGTTCTTTGATCTTTACGATCTTCTTTTTCTTTTTCACCTTGAGCTTTTTGATCAGTTTCAACACCCTTCAACTGCATGTTATATTGGAATTCTTGTTCCATCAACTGTCTTTTTATATCTGCTTCTTGGTTTAATTTTTCAATTTCAAATCTTGATTTAGCCTCTTCTATAGCTATAGCTGTTTGTGCTACTTGTTGTTGTTTCTGCATTTCAAGTTCAGCTGATGCTTGTTGTTGCTGTATATTAGCTTGAGATTGGGCTTGCATATTTTCTTGTTGTATTTTCTGATCTCTTGCTATTTTTTTCTTTCTTCTAATTTTTAGTACTTGATTAGCTAGTTTGATGTTTTTAATTTCCCTAAGATCAATAGCATCTTCTAATTCAATATTTTGTTGTCCTAACGCTACTTGAATATTATTTTCTAACATTGCTTTTTCTTCTTCGTCAGGAGTTAGTTCTATAAATATACCAAAGTCATATAAATGGAGTTCAGACATCTCTGATAAAGTCGCTACATTATGAGCTCCAATAGATTGAACAAAAGCATCTTTAGTTGGAGAATATTCTATAATGTCTGAAATTCTAAGGGATAAACATTCCGCCACTTCAGATGTTAAGAATAACCCACCTTGTAATATATGTCTTGTCGCTGTATTAGAATTTGCTGCAGCCATTTTTTGCACACCAACTAGTGACTTTGGATCTGGATTAGCAGCATCTCTAGCTTCGTTAAGTCCAGTTACATCTCTTATCATTTGCAAGTAATAATTATAATTACCAATAAGAGCTTGCATTTTATTTCCACCAGATCCAGATGTAATTTCTTGAATAGGTACTTTACCTGGATTCATATCACCTTCTGAAGTAAACGATCTACCAATAACAGATCCTGTTTGGAAGAACATATTTAAAGCTTCCTGCGGGTTATAGTTGGTTCCATTACCCAAATCAATTTCGGCTAAACCATCAGCATCTAAGTAAACACCATCAGGTGTCATTCTAGACATCACTTGCTGTAACTTTAAATGTGTAAGTTGAATCATATCTGCAAATCCAGTAATTCTTTTAACTAAAGAGTCAATCCTACCTTCGTACATTCTTGGAGCACAAATAGCATAATTCATTTTAACTTTAGTAAAATCACTTTTAGGACGCATCATGTTTTTAGCCATCTCCCATTTAAGTAATTTTTTAGTACCTAAAACTAGCGCTCCGTCATATAAACATTCTATTTTTCTAGATTCTTTACTAAAGTTTTCGTTTTCGTCTGGATTAAAAGAATCATCTTTATTTATAGCTTTCTCAGCTCCACTAGAAGTTTCCTTTAGTTTATAAACCTCATTCATATATGTTTTATAATTAAAATAGAGTATATCTACCTTATTATAATCATCGTCATCCTGTCTTCTATTAATTTTATTCGGTATATTTTTCTTCGTGATCTCCTCTAAATCTTCTTGTGTTAAATGTGGGAATTGCTTTATAACCTCGTTTACCGGGACAGTCTTTATTTCACCAACATAATAAACATCGTCAAAATAAGGAGAATCAGTATGAGAATAAACTAAATTAGCTGGATCAACATAGTTTATAGTGGCGCCCTCAGAAGTATTAAAAGAGGTTTTTACTGCTCCAATACCTAAAACGGTAAGATCGCGATAAAACCTCTTTTTTGTTAATTCATATTTATTACCTTCAAACAAAACGTTTAAAGCCTGTTCTTCTGCAATTTCCACAGCTTGCTTATAATTAAGTTGCATATGTAAATCTAATTCTTCCTGAGAATCTGGTAATAAAGTTGGATTGTTTTTAAATAAATCCATTCCAAACTGTTCTTGAACAAACGTTTTCAATTCTTTTGTCCTCATGTCTTCCATTATCGAATCCATATATTCAGTTCTTTTGCTGACACCATAAGGATCTTGTGAATACGCTTTTATATCGTATGTTCTTTCAGCGATACCATTTACAACAATATCTACGAATTTGGAAATAATTGGAACAGGCTTCCAATCTAAATTAAGATAAGATAAATCTCCATTAATAGATAATTCATCTTTATATTTTTGAATTGATTGTTCTCCCCTAGCATACAATCTTAGGTTATGAAAATCATTTTTAACGTTAGTATATCTGCTATAGTTGTTTTTTCCATCGAACCACTCACCCTCTATGGCTTGAGCAACTTTAAGTCCATATTCAAAGCTTATTTTTTCTACATCACTAACTACTTGACTTGGAAAATTCCTCATATTATTCTTTAATTATTTTAGAAACATTACCGGAGTTAGAGTACTTCGAAATGTTTATATTTAATTTTGGTTTTTCTATTTTAGCATTTGGTGCGTATAAATGTCTATTGTTTGCCATTATAGCTAAACCAGAACTTATTGATGCATCATGCTTTGTTCTTTTATTTATGTCGAATCTACACCAATCATTTAACAACTCATTAAAATATAGATCTCCAAAAGTTCCATCTTGCTTCATTCCAACGTGATCTTGAATATACATTTCAATCGCGGCGGCGTGAGCTTGTTTTATATCTTCACTGGAGTTAGGAATTCCTCCAACTTCTTTTTCTGCTACAGATAATTTATTCCATATTTTATCTGGTCTGTTCATAGAGAATCCTCTATATCCTCTTCTTCTTAAATAGTATAATAATCTAGGTTTATTATTTTCCGCGAGTATTGGCATCCCGTAAAATACTAATGCCATTAAAACATCTTCAAAAAATATCTCAGCCGTAGGTGGTCTTGATAAGTATTCTAAAAAGAAACTATTCGCAGGAGCGTCCTCCATACTAAACCTGGTTAAGCCGTGTAAAGCTCCCTTAGATCCTTCTCCATCTACGGTCCCTGATATATCATACGAGTCACAACCAAATGCTCCCATATGTTCGTTACCAGGATACTTTATACCATTTTTTAATACCACTCTATTTTGTAGTTGTTGAGGTGGAACCCAACTAACTTTAAATCTCCCTTTTGGATCTGGATAAAATATAACTTGAGAATCTTTAATACCACTTACCCATTGGAAATTACCTCGTGTAATTCCTAAAGTTCTAGACATTTCATCATTATAATCTATCTGCTCATATATTTTAACTAAGTTAAATATACTTCCTTTTGTTTCATCTCTAAAAGCGTGTTCTGTAGTTCTAGGAAATTGACGGTAAAACTCATTTAAACCATCTTGATCGTCTTTAAGACCATCAACTTCATTTTGCCAACTATCTATTACACCTACATCTATTAATTCGCCGTCTGGCGCAAGTCTGTCGATATCAGGAGTAGTAAAGACTGGAATTCCATACTCGTCAATAAATCCTTCGTAGTTCCATTCCATTGGGATAAAAA